GAATACGCTTTTGCTACTTCTCGCCAGGTAGTTTGAGGGCTAAGCGGTTCAAGCCCTAAGTTCTCGCACAACATTTCGTACAGTGTTGCGCATCTGGTTGCTTTGCGGAAAACTGTCATGTTTTCCAGTTGTTTGTCAGTCATAGAAAAAGTATTAATTGGTGAATAAAAAAATTTGAGCTCTTCAATAGTTGGAATAATCGGAATTATCATAGCACAAATATAAACAAAATTTAGAAACCTCTTCCTTTTGCTCCCTTTTTTTTGCTATTTCTAGCATTTTTTCTTATGATATCTTGTTGTGCGGGGTTTTTACCCTCACGAAGGTCTTTTTGGTACTGTTTGTCGGTGTTATCTTTAACAACTTTCTTAATATGCCCTAAAAGGGCGTTTTTGTGTGTATGTGGAATGATTCTTCCATCTTCATCCTCAGAGTCAGGCCAAAAAGCTTTGTTGTAATATCTTGGTAGCGCTACTTTGAATTTATCAGATAGTACATAATTGTTGTCAAGGTGTGCGGAGTGATGTTTTTTTGTTTCTTCAGATATGTAGTTACTGCCCAATCCTTTTGATCGTAAAGAAAATTCGGGAATGACTTCTTCATCGTAAAACCACTCCTTAGACTCTTTCTTTTCGATGTATTTTAAAGTGTAAAAGATACTAGCAACGTCTGCTTCTCGATATTGTATATTGCCGTAAGTCCATGCTTTTTCAAATTGGTCTGGAAATGCATTGAATATGATAGCATGATAATGTGGACGCCCAAATAGTCCGCCATATTCCCCACAAGCATAATAGCGGATTGGTTTCCGAATGGGTGCTTTATTGCTTTTGATTTCAGATACATATATGCCATCGTTATCATGATAATACCTAAGGCGTTTAAAAAACTTTTGTAGATCATCTTTCTTGAGAGTTAAATTGCACATTCTAGTAATAGGTACATGATCAGTATCATAAGTAAGAGTAATAAAGTACGCAGAAGTACTTCTGCGATCTTCTTGAATAAGACGGAATGCCCACTGGTTAATTCGTCGTCGTAGACAAGGATAACACTTTCCACAAGCAACGTTAACAGAATAAATAGGCTGATTGCCAGAGTAACGCGGTCTGTTGAGTTTAATAAATATAGGTGAATCACAGGCCATTGATGTTTAATTTGATGAAAAATATGTACAAAATGGCATACAGGTTAGTGTAAAATATTCCTCACCAGTAAGGGTGTCGTCACGAAGACTATAAAACATTTGCATAATAAATGGATTAAATAATTTAAAAAAAAGGGGCCACAACTTTTGCGGCCCCAGTTATCAAGCGTAAGCGATGTTATAAAGACGGTACTCCAAATTTAGGCAAAGATCGCCAAACTTTTACATCATTAAATATCCAAGCGTATATTTCGTGATCTTGTGCGGCACCAATCTGAAAAACATCGTCGATTCTTGGAATACACTGAAGAAAGTCCGTGTTAAGAACAGGTGATGTAAGTGCCGGAGCGCCGCCTTCTTCGAAGATACGAGATAGATGAAAAGAAATCCAAATATTACGCATTTCGCCTGAAACGATATCATTCATCCATCTGTACTCACTGTAACGCGGAATATAACCAAAAGTTTCATCATTATGGTCTGCGTTGGCTTGTAAAACTGTAAAATCATAACGAATTTCTCTATACAAAATGGCTTGATCACCTATACCTGCGAATTCTTCGAATGCATAGTCGTAGACGTTACCTGGATTTTGTATATTACCATCAGAGGTTGTACCACCCACACCGCGTGTCCACATACGAGATAATCCCTGCATATAACTTGAACGTGGTTGAATATTAATAATTCCGATAATAAAGCCATGTTCTTTACAGAAATATTTGACCTGTGTGGAACCTTGGCCTACTACCATTGCTTGGCCAGCATATCCACCTACCGGAATTGATTCTGTTTCAGCAGTAGACATTACTTCACTAACAACAACACGACCTTTGCTGCCTCCAATAAATACAGGTAAATCAATGGTTCCTGGATCAGGATCTACTCCAAAGTGACCTTTAAGAAAGTCACGGTAACGCTGTCCAGTTCTCATGAGTCTTTCTAAAAATTCTAGCATGCGGGCAGCTAGACGGAAGTCACGCATTGGTGCGCTTGTTTCTTGAATGTCGAGATATAGACTATCACCAGCGGCGTTTGAAAGCATACCGGGAAAGCCGGTTGATGCAGAATCAACTACAAGGTCACCATCTGCAGCGGCTGTATGAGAACCAACGTTTTTAAGTTGCCAAGGCCCTAAAACATCCCCTGGGTCCCAAGGAGTACCAATGTCGTAGTTAGCATTAGCGATTGGAACTAATACTTCAGCGCCAATTTGAGGAGTAGGTAGGGCGGATGTAAAATAGTCACGGTTCCAAAGTTTGCTTGCAACGAATATAGGAGCATTACCATTATAGTCAGTCCATGAGGTTATAAGATTTTCACCGGCAACAAGTGGTATATCAATGATTTCTTGAATTTGGGAATTACGGTAGTATTCATTGTAAATTTTCCAGTAAGCTGCAATAGGGCCTGCACTAACATTCACGCCAGAAACAAAAGGAGCCTGAAATGAAAAGGGAAGGCCCATGTAAGAACAAATAGGAGATCGCTTTGTTTCTGTTGTAGAAGCATTAAGGTCAGGATGATAAAAGTATGGCGCTAAAAGGTCTTCACTTTGTGTGATGTATTTACTCCAATCCGACCAAATGATACGCCACGGCACATAAAAATAGTGTACTGTAAGATCGCAGCGGTGCATGATTGGAAGAAATAAAGGAGCGAAACGACACATTACTTCATAATCAAGGGTGAAATTATCACCGGGCAATGTTTCAAGGGTACAGAAAGGAATAAGCTGACCCATGCTGAATGTAGTCTTGTGATCATGTGAAAGGTCAAAGAGGTTTTTATTTCTTTTGAAATGATCGGGCTGGCCGGAAAACTGTGAATAGTCACGGTTTTGATTGCTTACTAGTTTCATTGGTTGTTTGTATTTGAAGAATTAGGAATAGGATTTGATGATGCTTTAGAGTGAGCTGCAGCATCACGGGCAGCTATAGCGTTTTCATGGGCTTTCTTTAAAGCCGCTTTTGTAGTAGATACGGTAGCTTTTGCATCTGCAAGTAATTGCAAGCGTTCGACTTTATCAAGTCGGTCGAAATTAGGAAGTTCCATACCTGCGTCTTCATAATAGCCTTTAAGTTTTTCTGCTATACTTGGTGCAGAGTAACGTCTAATTGCGTCAAAAATATTGACCGCTTGGTAAGGAATAGTAAGCGAACGGCCGGAGGCCGGAGCGATGGTAGCTTCCTTAATACCAAAACTCTTTAATACTGCTTTGTAACGTTTCATCTGTTTTGTTTTAAAAGGGCCATTGATAATAATGCTTTGAAAGTTCCCCAGAAATCTTTGCCTTCGTTGATTCCCTTTATGAAATCACGTTGAAATTGCAAGAAATCTTCGTTGTTACGGAATTGTTGTCGTGCGAGATCAGTAGCCGCGTTAGCGCGTTGGATTTCGGATGTAATCTGCTCGTCTTTTCTATCAGCAATAATTTGCTGAATTTGTGAAGTGGAGTCAGCGGCAGCTCGTTCGGCGTCTTTGCGCTGTTTGTCAATATCCATGAGTGCGGCTTGGTTTGTATTAATAGGGCCGTAAAAGTTTGGCGCCTCTGCGCCTAACCATGCGGCCCTTCCGCTTGCTTCATTAGCTTCCGCTTCTGTTTTTCTTGTTTGAGCATCTAACAACGCAAGTTGTTTAGTCTGAAATCGGTTTTGCATGTAGTTGTTGATACCCTCTGCGGTTCCTAAACTAGGGTCAATATTAGAAGCCCTAGGTTGGTCGCTCTGTGAACTAACACCACCACTGAAAAAGGCTGCAGCAGGTAGGCCAGCTGCTTCAAGTCTAGCCAGTTGCTGACTTGGTGAGTTGTAAAAATTTTGGGCCGCTAAGTCACGTTTGGCCCATCCTCTCTCTAATGCGGCGCTGATGCCAGCGCCGACTACAGGAATTGCGGCGCTAATTGCGCCACCTAAAACTTCTCCAGGCATAATAAAAAGTGTTTAATGAACTGCTAATGTATAAATTCTTTTTGATTTGTCGCTTCCTGCGACAATCCCATATATAAACCCGGGGGTGCTAGCCCGGTTCCTTTTGCGTTTCCTGCGCAAAAGGGGGGCTAGCTATCGAAGGGGTCGCAAACCCCTTCGCCCGCCGGTTCCTCCGGCGGCTGCAATGTGTGAAAACCTAAAAACCGCTGCTTTCCTGGCAGCGGTCTCAGAGGATGGAGGCGCGCCCGGAAATTTGCAGAAATTCGGCACGAATTTCGAAACAAGCAAATTTCAGCGCCGACGACGCTATCGGGGGGGATGTCAGGGGGGAGACTCCCCCTGCCTTAAAATAATGCCCGCTTCCTGCGGGCTCCACATACATTCGACATTGACGAATGCTTGTGCTTGTGATTTAGATGAAATCTAAATCTCTAAAGCTATTCCGAAGGAATAGCTAAATGTACACGATTGGGGGGAGCTCGAGGGGGTGCGATCAAGCACCCTCTAAATATAGCGCATGACGGCGGAGTTTACGGAGCAAGGAATAAGCAATATAAAAGGGGCGCGCATTGCCCCTCTCGATATAAAGTAATGATTCAACGAATCATACATGTGTACATTAAAAAGCCCCCCCTCTAAAGAGGGGGGGCAAATGGGGGGGTGTTAGGCCATAATAACCACTTGGTCTATTATGGCCAGATGACAGGATTTAATCCTGTTCATCATTTACTGGAGGCATAAGTTCAACAATCAAACCGTTATCAAGTCTTTTGATATGTAAAGAATATCCAAGCATGATGTATTCATTTGCTAGTTTAAAAAACCAGACTTTTCCAGCTGATACGTCAGTTAGTTTTCCGGCGAACTCCCATTTTGCGATTTTGAAAGGGTTAGTTTTCTTTGCCATTTTCATTTTCTTTTTGTAGATTTGAAGCCTCCTCCATTGTTAAAGAATACGCTTTTGCTACTTCTCGCCAGGTAGTTTGAGGGCTAAGCGGTTCAAGCCCTAAGTTCTCGCACAACATTTCGTACAGTGTTGCGCATCTGGTTGCTTTGCGGAAAACTGTCATGT